ATGTTGCTATTGAAGAAATATCAACCAGCGTTAACTTAGGTGATGACGAACTAGGCGGCGCAAGTAATGCTAGATTGTCTACACAGTTAGCAGTAAGATCATTTATTAGTAATAGACTAGGTGGATTTGTTGACAAGACAGTGTCAACTGCGGCAGTACCGGGTGCTATTGTTCAACTTAATGTTAACGGACAATTAAACGCCGACTTGATTCCTGCTACACGCCAGTTTACAAACACAAACACACAAGGTTACAATTCAAGACTAGAACAAGTGGACGATATTCCTGCTGTTGATTTAAAAGCTGGTGACATTGGTACAGAAAACTATGAACAGATTGAACTTACACTATCAGCAAATACTTTTAGTGCAGCAGATGGTGCAACTATTACACAACCTAGTGCTTTTGGAGCAACTGGTTATGCTAAAGGCTTGTATGGTAATAGTGGAAATGTTCTTGTTGCAAGCATCGGCGGAGAGTGGATTGAAGGTGATGATAGCACAGGATCACAATGGCAGACAGGTGTTGGTAATAACTTATTTGTAGATGGAGTAGATAGTGGAGTATATCCAACAGCATTAGGTGTTGTCAGTGAAATTGTTGATAACTATTTCCTAAAAAGTTCAAACAGTAGTCAGTTCTTGGTTTTAGATCCTACTGATAATTACACATTTACTGCTAACACAATTACAAATGCAGAGAGAACTAGCAATGTTGCAACTGTAACCACAAGTGGTGCTCATAATTTACAAATTGGTAGTGCAATTAGTGTTGTTGTAGGAGATAGCAGTACATTAGCAACTCTAGATGAAAATACAGTTGTAATTAGCACTCCAACTAGTACAACGTTTACATATGCAAATCCAAATCCAGATGATATTTCAAGCACATCTATTACAGATGGATTTGTTGGTACTATTGTAAAAAGTGCTGACGGTAACGCACAAGGTAGAGTTACTGAAACAAGATTTGGCATTGCATCAGGATTAGACAATGGAAATATAACAGGAGGCAGTTTATATACTCCAACAGGCGGTACACTCACATATAAAGATGTACCAATGACAAATGTTAGCGGATCTGGTAGTGGTGCTAGAGCAAACATTACAGTTACAGCAGGACAAATTACAGACGTTGATTTGATTCGAGGTGGTACCGGCTATGCAATAGGTGATGAAATTAGTTGTTTAGCATCTAACGTTGGCGGTACTGGTAGTGGTTTCAAAGTTGAAGTAACTAGCATTGAAAAAAGAGCATATGTTGATATATTAGGAGGAGAACTTTTTGTTGCAAGTACTTCAAGTGTTGACTTTGTTGAAGATAATACCGCAGTTGCTACGGCAAAAGATATTAACGTTGACGATACAATAAGTCATAACTTTTTAGCAGGTGTATCCGGCTCTGGCGGTGCAGTTGATTATACAAATGATAGAATTACAATTACAAACCACGGACTTACTAATGGAGATCCGTTAAGTTATGACACATTAGGAAATGTGGCAATCGGTGGACTATTAAACGGACAAGTTGTTTATGCCAAAGTTATTGATGCCAACACAATTGAGATATATGAAGGATTTGCATTACTAAACAAAATTGAATTTTTAAGCACTCCTGCAAATAATAACCATAATTTGACAAGAAAGCAAGTAAATATTGTTGATAATAGTGTTGTTGTTGAGAATCACGGTTTGACAACAGGAGATGCCATAAGACTTAACACATTATCAGATGGCAGTACATCAAATGCACTACCAACTGTAGACGGAGCAGATCCTATACCAGATGGTTCAAGATTCTTTGTTGGTTCTGTAACAACTAACTCTTTTACTTTACATAATCTAAGAAGTGACGCATTAGCTAGTATAAATGATTTGGTTACTAATGCCGAAGACCTGACAACAATCGGAGTTGGATCTGTTAGAATGACAACTGCTAATGTGCAAGTTAACGGACAAGTAAACACTTCAAGTAGACTAAAAGCAAACTGGAATACTCTTGCTGTAACAAATATTGATGCAGAAAATATTATCAGTGGTATTATTTCTCCAAGTAGATTAGGCGGCAGTGGTGTTCCGAATACAGATAGTTTCTTAAGAGGTGATAGTAGTTATCAAGTTGTTGTACAAAAATTAAAGAAAGCAACTACAACAGACAATCCAATTACATTGACAGGAAGCTCAGTCAGCCAAGAGTTTTACGGTACTGTAAATATTGGAATTGCTAATGTTGATCTAGATCCTGGTGGAACTTTCAGTACATTAGGTACAGCCAGATTTTTACAATCACAGTTTGATGTTGATGCTGCAGCTTCAGGCCAAGTGTTTATCAAAGATGGCGTGATTGATGCTGGTACACTAGATAGTTTAGATAGTGCATTTTTCCTAAATCCATCTAACTTGACAAGTCCTGTTCCTGTAAACAAAGGCGGAACAAATATTACTACATATGCAGTAGGTGATTTAATATATGCAGAAACTACAGGTACATTGAACCCGTTGAATATTGGTAGGGCAAACGCTATTTTGAAATCAAACGGAACCAAACCAGAATGGGGTACAGCACTTGATCTAGCAGAAGGCTTGGATGTTGGAGCTGCCGCACTTACTTCTGCAAGTACAGGTAGTGGTAGTGTATACAATTCTAATGTTACAAGTTTAGAAATAGGCGGAGATGCAACCAACATATCTATTGGTAGTACAAATACTACACGTAACTTGTTTACATTTTTACAAGGATATGAAGCTACTTCTTCACAAAATGTTGTATTAAATTTAAAAAGTGTAACAGCAACTACTAATGATTTAACAGCTGCAGGATTGAATGAAATACCTTTAGCTGATACATCTAGTGTGTTGACAGGTATGATTGTTACAGGATCAGGTAGTATTCCTTCAAATACTACAGTTAGTGGTGTTACTACAGATTACATTTATCTAAGCAATGATACAACAGGAACAATTACAAATAATACAACTTTAACATTTACATATACTCCAAAAACTCTTGGTGTAAACGTTGGCGACATAGTAAACATAAACGGAAGTACAAAAACAAACTTAGACGGTACTTGGCCAGTTATAGGTGCAACAGATAATGCAACTTCATTTACAATCCAAACTGATGCTAATGTTACATCAAATCCTGTAGATACACCAGCAGGTTCATTAACAATTAACAGTAATTTTGTAATTAGAAATGCATCAGTTGTTGTTGGTAATGCAGAAACAGCTGCAACCCCTACAAATGCTAATATTAGTGCAACAAATGCATATGGTACTGATGCTTCAGGCGGAAGTATGACAATAGAAGCTGGCTTAGGCACAGGTAATGCAACAGGTGCTGATGTAGTGATAAAAACTGGTGCAGTGTCAACCACTAGCGATATTCAGCACACTAGTACTGAAAGAATGAGAATTGACACAAGTGGTAAGGCAACATTCACAGGAGAAGTTGCTGCTAATGGTGGTACAATTAGTACAAACCAAACCACAGCAAATCTTTTAGATACAACTGCAACTACAGTAAATGCATTTGGTGCTGCGACAGCTATTGACATTGGTGCGGCAACAGGCACAACTACCATTAAAAACAACTTAGATGTAGATGGCGATGTAAACGTAGACGGTGGTGATATTACAACTAACCAAACTTCTATGAACATAATGAATACTAATGCAACAACTGTAAATGCATTTGGTGCAGCCACAACAATTAATATGGGTACCGGCGGCGACGGCGGCGGTACAACTACAATTGGACACGATCTAGTAGTAAGTGGTGATTTTACAGTAAATGGTGATACAACAATTATTAATAGCACAACAATGACTGTTGATGATAAAAATATTGTTGTTGCAAGCGGAGCGGCAGACAGTTCAGCCGCCAATGGTGCAGGACTTACTGTAGATGGAGCAAATGCTACTTTAACTTGGGATCATACAAATACATCTTGGGATAGCAACAACGATTTTAATTTAGCAAGTGGTAAAGCATATTATATTAATGATGCAAGTGTACTGAATAGTACAACACTAGGTGGTGCAGTTGTTAACTCTAGTTTACAAACAGTTGGTACAATAAGTACAGGTGTTTGGCAAGGTAGTGTAATTGCTGGAGAATATGGCGGCACTGGTGTTAACAACAGTGGTAAAACATTAACACTTGGAGGTAACTTTTTACACAGTGGTGCTCATACATTAACATTAACAACAACAGGTAACACAAGTTTAACATTACCAACAACCGGTACTCTTGCTACAACTGATAATCCTTTAAGTCAATTTGCTGCTACAACTTCAGCACAACTTGCAGGTGTCCTAAGTGACGAAACAGGTTCTGGCAATGCAGTTTTCAGCAATAATCCTAATTTTACAAATAATGTTACTACAAGTAGTACTACATTCAATGTGTTCAATACAAATGCAACAACAGTAAATTTTGCAGGTGCTGGTACTACTGTTAGCATAGGTGCATCAACTGGTACAACAACAGTAAATAACGATTTAGATGTAACAGGAAATTTACAAATTGGCGGATTAAGTGAACTAGGCGTCAGCGGAGGTACATTTACTCTTGCAGACACAGGTGCAACTACAGTAAATGCATTTGGTGCCGCAACAACAATTAGATTTGGTGCAACTACAGGTACGTTAACAATTAGAAACAGCAATGTTGTGCTAGATGGAAATTTAGCTGTAAACGGCAATACAATTGATACAGACGAAACAGGAACATTTAACCTTATCAAAGATAACGCAACTACTGTTGCTTTTGCACAAGCGGCAACAAGTATTGTAATAGGCGAAACTACAGGTACATCTCAATTTAGACACGATGTTGATATTGATGGCGATTTGAATATTGATGGTATATTAACAATCGGTGCTATTGACGGAGTTCCTATAGGTCAAACCACTCCAGCCGCAGGTGCATTTACAACACTTGCAGCAAATAACTTTGTAACCTTTACAGATGCAACCAATGCAACAGGAACATTTGCAGGTGGTGCTGCAGCAGTGAAAATTACAGGTGGTTTACACGTTGCTAAAGATATTAGAGCAGATAACTTTATTGGTGATGCTAGTGCTAGTGATTTAACTAGCGGCACTATACCAGACGCTAGAGTTCCATCAAGTGCAATTACACAACACCAAACTGATATTACTGGTACTGGTGCTTTAAACGCAGGTTCTATAACTTCAGGATTTGGCGATATTAATATTGGTACAAGCACATTTAGTGGTAATGGTAGTGGACTAACAAACTTGTCTGCAACACAATTGACAAGCGGTACAATTCCTGATGCTAGGATTCAAGCAAGCGGTGTAACACAACACCAAGGAAGTATAACTGGCACTGGTCAATTGAATTCAGGTAGTATATCATCTGGCTTTGGTAACATTGATATTGGTGCAAGTAGTGTAACAGCAACAGGTAGTGCAAGTTTAGGTGCAACAAACTTCAACGACAATGACCTTACAAATATAGGTAATATTGCATTAGATAGTTTAAGTGCTGATAACGGATCTAGTATTGATATTAATGCAAATGCAATTGTAACAATTGCAAATACCAGTAGTGCAACCAGTACAACAAGTGGAGCATTACGTGTAAGCGGCGGACTTGGTGTTGCTGGAAACATTTATGGTGGTGCTATATACACAGCAAATGGTACAAACATACAAGCACTTAATGCAAGTAATTTATCAAGTGGTACAGTTCCAAACACACGTATTGATGGAACATATAGTAACCTTACAGGTACTGGTGCTCTTGGTGCTGGTGAAATTACAAGCGGATTTGGCAACATAAACATTGGCACAAGCACATTTACTGGTAACGGTAGTGGATTAACTAATGTTGATGCAGACACGCTAGACGGAGTGAATAGCACATCATTTTTACGTAGTGATGCTGCCGATGAGTATTCAGGATTACTTACTGCAAGCCGTAGCGGAGAAATGCACAGATTCGCAGATACAAGTTCAACAGGATCTCCGTATATAAGTTTCTATCAATCATCCACACGTAGAGGTTACATACAATATCTTGATAGCGGCGATAGAATGTATATTGCCAACGAAGGCGGAAGCACTGCTATTGATTTAGATGGCGGAGTTAACGGACTTAAATTTGTTGAAGGTTCGAATACATATACAGTTTGGCACACTGGTAATGACGGACCAGGTACTGGATTAGATGCTGATACAATTGATGGTATAGACTCAGGAAGTTTTATACGTAGCGATACAAATGATAGTTTTACTGGCACATTAAGTGGCACCGGTAGTATTAATATAACAGGAGATATTACCGCAAATACTTACTCAGGTGATGGTAGCGGACTTACAGGTGTTACAGCTACAAACGCAAATACCTTAGACAATTTAGATAGCACACAATTTTTACGTAGTGATCAAAATGATGGTACAACTGGCCAACTAGCAATTGGTAAATCTGCACCTGACAGTGCATATGACCTTGATATTGATATATCAAGCGGTTATGCTTTAACAAGGATTAGAGCAGGTAGTGATAATTCAGCAAGCACACAATATGCCAACAACCAAGCAAACGAAATGTCTATCGGTGTTAATAATAGTTCAGCAGGTAATTATAGCGGCGCTGGCGGTAACCACGGTGCATTCATAGCTATTTCAAATCAAGGTTCAAATCCAAGAAACTTCCAAATCTATAGAATTGAATCTGGTGGTAATGGTTCTGTTCTAATGGGTATTACTAATTCAAACGGTAATGCAGATTTCTTAGGCGAAGTTACTGCCTACGCTTCAGACGAACGTTTGAAAGAAAATGTTGAACCAATTGCTAATGCTATTGAAAAAGTAAAAGCCTTACAAGGTATGACATTTACCTGGAACGATAAAGCTCTTGAAGTAGGAGCTGTTGCTGAAGATAATCAACATATTAGAAATACAGGTGTATTTGCACAAGATGTAGAAAAAGTATTGCCAGAAGCAGTGGCACCTGCTCCGTTTGATAAAGATAGTAACGGCAATGGTAAGTCTGGTGAAGATTACCTAACTGTAAGGTATGAAAAACTAACACCGTTGTTAATCGAAGCGATAAAAGAACAGCAAACTCAAATTGATGAATTAAAAGAAATGGTGAAAAAACTGCTAGATAAATAATTACAAGGCTTGACATAGATGTTAAATACTGTTATTATAATGAATATGAATGTGAGAAAATAATATGGCATTACCAAATACTGGCAGTACAATCACTATGAGTCAGATATCCAACTACTTTAGTGGACCGTCAACAAGTATTAGTATTGGTGCAGATTTAGGACCATACATAGGTATTTCAAATGGTACTACAATTACAATGAGTAGTACATTTGGCGGATATTATTTTCCTTAAACACACAGGAGAACTTATGAAAACATTATATGAAGTAATGAACGTACACCTAGCTAATGAGTATACTAAAGCAAGAAAAAAAGCTCTGGTAAAAGAAATGGAATTAGAAAAAGACTTGTTTGATCAAGTTATGGAAGCTATTGACGAACTAGATATTCCAGAAGATGATGAAAGACATCATTGGATTTCCAAGCTAGGAAGAGCTGCAGGAGTAGACTTACTTACATTAGGAAAAGTACAGCCAGAAAATATGTTAGCAATGGCAGGATTAGGTGATGACTTTCAAGAAGCAGTAAAAATTGCTACTGGCACAGCAAGAAGATTAAACCAAAAAACCATTGACGCTGAAAAAGACTTAAACGAAGAACTTATTCCAAACACTACATTAAAATGAAAATAAGTATTTGTGTGCCTTGTAGAGATCAAGTACACACGTTGTTTACACAAAGTTTGGTTAATTTAACTAACAGACTCACGCGAAAACAAATAGATTTTGAATTGCATCTATTTGCGGGTAGCGTAATCTGTGAATCACGTACACGTCTTGTTGAAGAAGCACTATCTGTAAACAGTGATAAAATATTATTTTTAGACAGCGATATACAATTTCCTTCAAATATGATAGATAAATTGTATTCGCACAACAAAGATATTTGTGCTGCAACTTACAGCACAAGATATGAACCAATGAAATCTGTTGCTTTTACAGATCCTGACAATACAGAAAAAAGATTAGACCAAAAAGGATTACACAAAATTTGGGCAGTAGGAATGGGGTGTATGCTGATTGATATAGATGTTTTTCATACACTACCTAAACCTTGGTTTGTACACGAATATAACAAAATAAACGATACGTTCAGTGGAGAGGATATATACTTTTGCAATCAAGCAATGCATCACGGCATTGATGTTTGGGTAGACACTGATATAAAATTAGGGCATTTAGGAACAAAGGCTTATATACTATGAGAGCAATTGATAGATTTGAAAAATTTTCTAAACCTTTACACAACGGTCAAGATCAATTAAAAAATTTAATATTTGATAGATACCCAGTTTTGAAAATTGATGACTATTGTAATTTAGACAAGGTGTACGAGCAAAACTTTGATAGTGATTATGTTTGGCTTGTAGATAAAAATATAAGAGTATACGATAGTTTTCCTTGGTGGTTTAAACCACGAGCAATTGATGAAGTGCAAATACACGAATTTCCTTATGTATATAAAGAAAGTAGAAAAGTAAAAAGTTGGGATAAAGTAAGATTAGTGCCAACAAAACCTGTTTCTACAGAACCAAAACAGCATATACATATTTGCGGAGAATATGATGTATACAAAGGAAATGAAAAATTTGATGTTTTTTATATTGGTCAAGATCAACAAGATATAGATAAGTTGTTAACAAAAGTTCCACATTTACAAACAGTAGATAGTTGGCAAGAAGCACAACAAAGAAGTTATACTGATATGTTTTGGATTGTATGGGAAGATATAGTAGTAAGAGATACATTTAAATTTAGCTATAAGCCCGATGAATGGAGTCACGATTTTGTACACGTATTTGGTAATGGTGATATAGATCAGCTCGACGGTGTTGCATTGTTTCCAAAAAATTATCCTATTACTGAAAAAGAATTAAGCCATAGATTTTATGCAAATAAAAAAGAAGTTAGGATTATGGCAAGCGAACCAAAACTTTATGATTGTTTTAATATAGATAGTTTCTATGAATATGAAAATGCATTAACTAAAAGCAAAACAGATATGTTTTGGGGTGTACCAAGAGATGTTGATGTAAATAGTAGTTTCAAACTAGATTATTATATTAGTAATCACGAAAGGCAATTGAAAAATAAAAATCACGTTTGGTTAAATGGTAACAAGTACAATGGAATAACACTTTTTAGTAAAACTACACCTGTAACTAAGAAAGAAATTGATTATAGATTTATTGCCAATAGAATAGAACACAATGAAATTGCAAGTGTTCCAAAACCATTAGATAGGTTTGTAATTGATAACTATGATGATTATTTGAAAGCAAAAGATTCATCAAATACACATATGTTTATAGGTATTCCAAGCGATGTTATAGAAAACAAAGATTTTAACATTGATGAATATTTCGCTAAACAAGATGAGTTAGATACAGGTACAACACATTTGTTTCTCAACAACAATGACTTTGATGGAATAGTTGTGTATAGCAAAAGTGTAGAAGTTGATGAAAAAGAAGTTAATCATAGGTTTTATGTTAATAAAAAAGAACACAAACAGATTGCAAGTTATCCTAAACCATTTGAGAAATTTGTAATTAACAATTACAATGACTACTTAGATGCTGTAAAACAGAGCAAAACAGATATGTTTTGGAGTATACCTAGTGATGTAGAAGTCATTGAAGATTTTAATTTTAATATGTATTTTAGCCATCATAATAAATTTGATAGAGAAATAAATCACGTTTTCTTAAATGGAGAACATTATGATGGTATTGTTTTATTCAGCAAAAATTCATTAGTTTCAGAAAAAGAAATAGATCATAGATTTTTGGTTAATAAAAAAGAATGGGAAATAGTTGCAAGTAATCCTAAACCTTTTGAAAAATTTGTTGTTTCAAATTATGATGAATATTTACGTGCTAGAGAGCAATCAAAAACAGATATGTTTTGGATGATTTATCCGGATCTAGATATTGAGAAAAATTTTGATTGGAAGTTTTATATTACACATCATAATCAATATGAAAGAAAAATTAACCACGTTTGGAGAAATGGTGAATTTTATGACGGTATAGCTCTAACTACAAAAAGCATAATGCTTACCAAACACGAATTAGATTATAGATTTTTAGCTATAAAAAAAGAATATGATGATTTAGGAAGTTATCCAGAATCTTATGATATAGTTTTCATTAGTAATGGAGAACCAAATGCAGAAGAAAATTACAGCAAATTGTTACAAAATTATCCAAATGCAAAAAGGGTAGATAAAGTAAAAGGTATTCATCAAGCTCACATTGAAGCAGCAAAACAAGTATCAACAGATATGTTTTGGGTAGTTGATGGTGATGCTGAATTATTAGATGATTTTGAATTGTATCATCAAATTGCACATTACGATGTTGACGGATTGAAAACAGTATATGTATGGAGAAGTTTAAATCCTGTAAATGATCTTATATACGGTTACGGAGGAGTAAAATTATTACCAACAAACCTAACTTTGAATATGGATGTAAACACACCTGATATGACCACAAGTATTAGCAAAAATTTTAAAGGTATTAATAGGATGAGTAATATTACTGCATTTAACACAGATGCTTTTAGTGCCTGGAAAAGTGGGTTTAGAGAATGTGTAAAGTTGGCTAGTAGAAGTATTGATAGACAGATAGATGACGAGTCTACATTTAGATTGAAAGCGTGGTGCTCTAGAGGCAAAGATAAACCTTTTGGTAAAGAAACTATTGCCGGCTCTTACGAAGGAGCAAAATATGGTATTGCTTTTAAAAATAATATATCTGCTCTACAAAAAATTAACGATTTTGAATGGTTACAAAAAAAGTTTAAAGAAACTTATAATGCCGATATAGAAGAATATGATTTAGATTTTCTTGAAAAAACAGAAGAAGAAAACATTATAGAATTTAATCCTCTTGCAAAAAGTATTTTTAAACAAATAGATAAAAAGTTAGGAGAAAATTTTAATTATCAAAATGGTAGTGTAAAATTTAGTATAGAAAATGTTGGTGACATTTTTTTTGATAAATCAGGTGTTAAAATAAGTAAAAAATATGCAGATGCAGAGATACACATTGATTTAAAGAATGCTCTAAAAGCACTTTCCTTAGAAGTAGATACTCTTGACCTTTATAAAAAAGGTGATATTATAGTCGAGGGCGATGTAGATATTGCCCAGGATTTTTTTGCTAAATTAAAAAGTGTAGCCTTGCAAGGAGACCAAAGTGTTATTAATTTACACATTATAGAACTTACAAACTATATTAATCCAGGTATACTTGATTTATCTATTTGTATTAAGGATCAAGGAATTATAGTATTTGATAAAGATGGAATTACTGAATCAACAAAGGTTAAAGATACAAATATAAACATAGATAGCAAGCATTTTAAATTATTACTTACAGGTGAGATTACTATTGTAGAATTAATTGCGGATAAAGATGTCACTTATACCGGCGATGTATTAGAAGTAATTAAGTTAAGTCAGCAGTTTCACTATCGAGAAAAACATCAATTAGTTTAATAGCAGCTTCTAGTTTTGTGCTATTTGTTTTATTGCGAACTGTGTTTGCTAAACCGTTGTGTAAAGGCTTTGGCCACTTCCCAAAAGATATCCAAGCATATCCATTGTGTTCACCATTTAATTTAGGTATAAATTCTTTATCAACAACACAAAGATAAGTATGAAAGAAAAAGTTTTGGTCTTTACTAATAAAACTTTCTAAGGGTAATATTTTTTTAAAACTAGGTAAAAATCCAATTTCCTCTTTAATCTCTCTTTTTAATCCTTCCCACGGAGTCTCTATTCCTTCGTTGGTGCCTCCAACAAGTCCCCATTGATTTTTTGTTTTACCTTTGGTTCTGTGTAATAAAAGAAAACGTTTTTCGTTTTTTGAATATATTAATGCACCGCTACAAATTACTTTGTTCATATAGTAATTAGTTTTACATTACTAAATCCCAGCTGCCTCTTGGATACAACCCATCAACAGCATATTGCCAATAGTAGCCATTATAGTAAAACTGTTGATCTGTGTTTAAATTTGTAACGTAAGTATTTCCTTCTGATTCACTTGCATCAAAAATTATTTGCCAATTAGTTCCGTCCCATTCAACAATATCGTGTGTATCTGCTATAAAGTCTCTATTGGTTGTGCCTTTCCAAGCGTCTGCACCATCTTCATTTATGTATAACACATATCTTACTTCTTCGCCTGGTCGTGGAGCATCTGCTAATCTTATTACCAACGATCCGTCTATATTTTCTTGTGTAGCTGCATCTGTAACTCTAACATTTTCAACGTAAACATCAATATCATATACACTATCAGTTTGTACTTCGGTTTCAATCCTTGTAGTGCTTCCAGTAACTGTAAAGATTCTTTCTATAGCCCCACCTATAGGTTGAGTAAGTAATAGTCTTACACCTGATGCTTTTACACTTGTAGGATTAAAATTTCTAGGATTAATTATATAATCTATTGTACCTCTGTTAGATACCCCTGATATTATTGTATCACTAGGCAAAGTATCTATATCGTAGGTAATTGTTATTTCTTGTGTGTTATTACCGTTAATTGAAAATGTACCTATTATAGGTGTAAGTAATTCTGCTCTTTTTAATCTTATTTGACTTATGCCAGGTTGGTATACTGCTGGTGCTTCAGCTTCTAAAACATTATACCAATTTATTTCTCCAAGTCTTGCTGCATTCCTACCAAGTTTAATTATATCTCCTTCTACAATAATATCAAAGTTCCTATAACTTGCAGTAGCAACATTAGCAACATTTAGGTTTCCATCAGCAGAGGTTTTTATTACAGTTGTTCTAGTATTTTCTGCTGTAATCTTGTTGTATGTTATGTTACCATTTTCATCATAATATGCTTCTTCTGGACTTGCAGGTGCCTGTTGTACTACAGAGCCATCAGGTAAAACCACTGTTCCAGCTGCAACTTTAGAAGTATCTGTAGTATCAGGGTTAAACCCATCAAGTTCGATTGTTCCTGCATCAAAGTTTAAAACACTATTAATAATTTCAGTTATAACACCAAGTTTTTTTACTTTTGTTGGCGGAGAAATGTATACAGGAGCAATAAAACTCAAAGTTGCAATATCTATTTCCGATTCTGTACCTACAGGAATAGCTCTGTTACTAAAATCAATATTTTCTAATTGTAATACACTCAAACTTGTCCAGTCTACATAATTGTCATTTGTCTGAAATTCTAAGTCAGGATTGAAAAGCATAAAAATTTGTTCTAATATTTGCAATTTTTGTTCTGTATTGCTACTCCATAAATCTACATTTACTCCTAATGTGTACGGCGTTGGATGTAATCTTTCTACAGTATATCCACTGCCTTGTGTATTTGTATATGTTTGACTTGGTTCATCAAATGCTCTTTCTTTGATGTTTATTTTGCTTATAAAACTACTATCACTTAGTCTAGCTCTATCCATTTGCATACTTGTAATGTATACAGCCATTCTTGGCGCACTTGGCATTTTATTTTCACTGTTATCACGTATAATGTTTGCAACTTGTCTTGTTAGATCGCCATATGTTACAGGCACTACTTTTAGATCACCATCACCATCTTTGTAACTAAAATTACTGAATGCCCTAATAATCTGTGTAAGATATCTTCGTATCTGTCCGTCATAAAAATATTGCATTAATTATCTGCCTTTGGTCTCAATGCTTTTGACAAGCTCTGTCTTTCAACTACTTCTTCACCATTAATTTCATTAGAAGCATTGTTATTTACAAAAGTTCCTTTTAGTGTGTCTCTAAGTAGATTAGGAGTTAAAGTAGTCCTTACCTTGTCTTCTACTTTCCTCCAACTATTTCCATCATATCTAAATAATCTGTTAGGAATAAAATCTGTTCTTAAAAAATAATCACCTAATGCACTGTTAGAAGGAAATCCTGTACCACTTCCAAATGGTGCTCCGTTAGGCGGTATACCGTCTCCTACCAAATAACCTGGATATCCAGTCCTAGGAGGCGTGCTTACAATTTGTGTTACATCAACATTTTGATCAACTAAAAAAGTTTCGTCTGCTGTTACAAGATCAACTTCGCCATTATCTCTTACAGATATTGTATAAAAATGACTTGTATCATAACCTGCAGATGGTGTATTTTTTTCAGCTTGTGCAACAACCGCATCATTAATTTGCATTTCTTTTTCATATGTTGATAAAACATCACGTAAAGTTTGCTCACTACCTTCTTCTACTGGTAAATCTAAAATGTCTTTATATTCTTGTCCGTCATATATTTGTTTTAGTTTTAATCTATATAAATGGGGATACCAACTTTGAGAAAATCCTTCTGCGGCTCTATTTACATCTTCAACAACATAAAAACGTTTTAGTGAAACACTGTAATCATTTAATGCATACTCGTCTTTCAAATGGGGTAATTCAATTACATCGCCCGAAATAATCTTTCTACCTAAAGTTTTTACACTACTATTGATATGTATTGTCATAAACAATGTATCATTAGACATAAACAACCCAAATTGGCTTAAATCAAAATCTTGATCTTGCACATTGTAATGTCCACGTAATGTATAAATGTCTTGATCATATTTTCTATCTCTGTTTTCTAGAAATAATAAATCTTGTATATTAGTAACATCTTGTGTAGCATATGCTTTTTGCTCTTCTGTAATGTCTTCTCCTGTAGGATTTTTGGTTCCGATATATTTGTGTACAAATAAATCTGTTCCTCCTACAGTAAATTGTTCGTAGATTATACTATCGAGAAAAGTATAATCATTTGATTTTTCTGGTCTATATAAACTTAAACGTGGCATATACATATTTATCGTATCGATAAATACTATTGGAGAACTTATATGTCTAATTTAGTAACACACAAACAACAAATTTTTGATTATGTAAACGCATTTTTAGGCGGAGGTATGGTTGATGTTGAACTAGATCCTATCCATTATGAAACTGCATTGACAAAATCCTTAACAAAGTACAGACAACGTAGTGAAAATAGTGTAGAAGAAAGTTATGTTACAACTAAACTACAACAGGATCAAAATGTTTACACTATGCCTCAAGAAATAATTGAAATTAGAAAAATATATAGACGTAGTATTGGTAGTAGATTAGGTGGCAGTGCAGACGGCGGCAGTTTGTTTGAACCTTTTAATTTAGCATATACAAACACATATCTGCTTGCAGGATCCGGTATAGGCGGCCTTGCAACTTATGACTTCTTTTCTCAACAACAAGAACTGATAGGAAGAATGTTTGGTAGCTTTATGGAATTTAAATGGAACACAACAACAAAAAAATTAACAATTTTACAGCGTCCAAGAGCTGACGAAGAAGTGTTAATGTTCTGTTACAACTATAGACCAGACGAACAGTTGCTAGAAGATTACAAATGTATGCAATGGATCAAAGATTACACACTAGCTGGCTGTAAATATATGTTGGGAGAAGCACGTAGTAAGTTTTCAACTATTGCAGGTCCAGGAGGTGGTACGACACTTAATGGCGATACATTAAAAGCTGAAGCACAAGCCGAAATGGAAAAACTAGAGCAAGATTTACAAATGGCTGTAGCTGGTGGTACTGGTTATGGATTTTTAATTGGCTAATATAGTCAATGTTCAACCTACAATAAAATGGACAGGACGTCAAAATAGACGACATTTTTTAGATTGGCTTGTAAAAGAAAATAATATAACAATTATGGCAGAAGTAGGTGTTCGAGACGGAAGAACAACTTTTCACCTATTAGATCAAAATCCAAATCTCAAAATATTTGCTATTGACAAAAGTGTTAAAGGTTTTTATAACAATAATATTGCTAAAAAATACAAAGACAGATTAATAGCTATAGAAGCAATTAGTATAGACGGCGCTCAACATATTAAAAACAAAAGTTTAGATTTAGTTTTTATAGATGCAGATCATAGTTATAATTGGGTAAAAAAAGATATTGATGCATACAAGCCTAAAATAAAACTAGGCGGATATTTAACAGGACACGATATAGATTACACAGGAGTAAACAAAGCAGTGAACGAATGTGTAAAGCATTATGATATAGGACCAAATAATGTTTGGTTTACAAAAATTTAAAAATGGATAAAATAAAAAAAGTTGTTTCCGGTGGATGTAGTTTTACAGCTGGAGCAGAATTAGCTGATCATAAAAGAGTAATTGAACCGTTAGGAAGTATAAGATTTGCAGGTGAATCTACTTGGGCACATCGGGTACAAAAAAATTTATATCCAAGTGCAACAGTAGATAATGTAGGTATGGTAGGAAGTGATTTTGGCAGTTGTGTAAGAAGAGTAATATATCACATAGACAATTTAATCAAATCATTCAATCCTGAAGAAATTGTTGTTTTAGTAATGTGGACAAGTTTAACCCGTAGAGAATATCCTCGTATTCTACCAAAAAAATCTATTGAAAGATATGTAGACGATGAAGATAAATTTTTCTGTTCGCAGCCAACGGATGCTGACGGATTTTTTAGTCCCCACAAAGGTACAAGGAAACAACGTAGAACTATTTTGTCCGAAGAGTATTTAAAAAACACAATACGGGATTTTTATAGGAACCGTACTGAAAGTAGTAATATAATATATTATCCTTTACAGCAAATTGAATACTTAGTTAGTTATTTAAATTCACAAAATGTAAAATTTTATTTTACATCTGCTTTTGATGACTTTGCCTATTATATAACTATGGAAAGAGAACCTAATATTTTTTTAGATGGTATGATAAAACGTTTGGATTTAAAAAACATAATACATAGAGAAGATAATTTAGGATTTTATAATTGGGCAAAACAAAACGGATACAAATTTGGTCCACAGGCTCATCCACTAGAAAAAGCACATAAAATCTGGGGTGACAAATTTTGTAATTTTATAACAGATCAAAGATCGTTATCGTGAACATACAATTGAATTAGTGCATAATGTAAAATTTTCATTAAATCTTTTCTAGCATCTTCTTGTGTGCCTTTTTTACCATAGCGATTTGAATACTTGTCTACATTGCCCATACAAAATCCAGTTCCGTGCCCTCTATCTATGATTACTTCAGTTGACTGAAATTTATTTGTGCTATAGTGACCATTATAAGTTTTGTCAATATATTTTGCAAATTCTGCAATATATTTGTCTTCATCAAATTTATAGTCAATTGTCATCGATCATCCTTTTCTTATTATAATACATATGTTTAAGTAAAAAGTCAATAGAAAAATACGTGTATTACTATGCTAAAAGCATCAAAAATCACTAAATCAGCTAAATAATAGTAATAAAGAATATGACCCATAGGAGAAATGAAAATGGCTTTAACATCACCAGGTGTACAGGTTAGCGTAATTGACGAAAGTTTCTACACGCCAGCAGAACCAGGTACAACACCTATACTATTTGTAGCGTCTGCAGAAAACAAATTAAACGCTGCAGGCACCGGTATTGCTCCAGGAACAACGAAAGCAAATGCTGGTAAAGTTTACTTAATGACATCTCAAAGAGATTTAGCAGAAACATTTGGCGATCCTCTTTTCTACACAGATGCAAATAATAATCCAATACACGGAGGTGAACAGAATGAATACGGTTTACAAGCAGCGTATTCATATTTAGGTGTAAGCAATAGAGCATACGTTGTACGTGCAGATGTAGACTTAGGAGGTCTATCAGCTAGTGCAACTCCAACAACATCTAATCCAGCAGATGGTACTTGGTGGTTAGATACATCAACATCAATGTTTGGTATTCAAGAATGGAATGCCGCAGCAATTACAACAACTGGTGGACAAACATTTGCAAATAAAACACCGATAGTAATTACAGATGCTACTCAGCTAGTAGGTAATTCAGCAACAGGAGCACCAAAAGGGTCAATTGGTGCAGTTGGTGATTACGCAGTGAGAGCAACTTCTACTACATTAAAAACATATTATAAAAACAAAAGCGGAGCGTGGGTTGAAGTAGGAAGTGCAAACTGGAAGAAAAGTTGGCCTTCTGTTTCAAGTGCAGCAGGTGGAGCAACAGGTAGTGGAGAAACCTTCACACTAAACGGTACAACTGTTACAACAAGTGGTACAACACTTTCATCATTAGCAGGTGATATCAACGGAGAATCAATCACTGGTATAACAGCCGCAGTAGTAGATAATAAATTAGAAATATACAACGACGGCAGTGGACAAGATACAATTGTGCTTGTAGACGGAACAGGTACACCATTAGCAGATATTAGTATTACAGCAGGTACATACTACAATACTGCTTTAACAATAGCACCGCATACAAGTGTTCCAGAATATAAGTCAGGTGATAGTAATCCTAGACCAACTGGATCGTTATGGGTAAAGACAACTGAACCTAATTTAGGTGCAAGTTGGAAAGTACGTGTATGGAACGGATCAACAGAAACTTGGGATTTAAAATCAGCACCGTTGTATACAAACAACGCAACAGCAATAAAAGAATTAGACAATGCAGGTGGCGGAGTAAATTTAGCCGCAAATAGTTTGTATATAAAATATAATGCTGCAGACGATACCCCAACATTGGCTTCATACTACATATACTATAGAGTATCAGGTGGTCCTACTACAATTACATCAAATAAAATTGACGCAAGTACTTTTAGTTCCGGAGCATTAACTTTTACAGTTAGTGAATCACTAAAAGGCAATGCTACAATGACTACACCAGCAACAGCATCATTTACAGCGACAGCAGCTGCAACAGATGCTGACTTAATGGCAGAAGCAGTAAACAATTTAGGATTAGTAAATGTTTCGGCAAGTGTTGATAGCCAAAATAGAGTTGTTATTACACACAAATTAGGTGGTGAAATAAACTTTGTTGATACTGATAACGCATTAACAGCATCAGGTTTAGTAGCAGGCACTACAACAAACTTGTATTGGCAACCAGGTGAATCAGGTAGCAACCCTGAAAAACTAACTGCATCACTTTGGAAAGGTTTGACATACACAGCAAGTGCAAATGCACCAACAGCATTAGCTGCTGATGGAACATTATGGTATAGCAGTGTAATCGACGAAGTTGACTTAATGATACACAATGGTAGTGAGTGGGTAGGTTACTTATATGACGGATCAAGCGGAATATCAACTACAGCTGCACCATATTATACTGGTACACTGAATAGTCAACCTAGCGCAGCAGGTCCAATTATAAGTGCAACAGAACCAACAAATACAAGTCGTCCAGATGGAAATAACTTAGTTACTGGTGATATTTGGATCAGCACAGCAGATTTAGAAAACTTTCCAAAAATCTACAGATACAATTCTGCACTTACAAACAAATGGGTATTGCTAGATAATACAGATCAAACTACAGAAAATGGTGTATTGTTTGCTGATGCACGTTGGAGTACTAACGGTGGTACTGCTTCTGCACACACAGCAGGCGATATTGAAGATTTAATTGCAAGTGACTTTTTAGACACAGATGCACCAGATCCTGCATTATATCCAAAAGGTATGCTATTATGGAATACACGCAGAAGCGGATTTAATGTCAAGAAATTTGTTAGAAACTATGTTGATGTAACAGCAGTTAACACAAGACAAAATGATGCAAGTATGAGTGCTTACTATCCACATCGTTGGGTAACAGAAAGTGCAAATAATGCAGACGGTTCAGGTGCGTTTGGTAGAATATCACAGCGTAAAGTTGTAGTTCAAGCAATGCAGTCAATGCTTAATAGCAACGACGATATTAGAGATGACGAATCACGTATCTTTAACTTAATTGCAACACCAGGTTATCCAGAATTAATTGGCGAAATGATTAGTCTGAATGCAGACAGAGGATTGACTGCATTTGTTGTAGGTGACTCACCTGCAAGACTAACACCAGATGCAACATCATTAAACAACTGGGCAACAAACGTTGCATTAGCACCAGAAGATAATGACGACGGATTGGTCACAAGCGATGAATACTTAGGTGTTTACTATCCAAGTGGCTTTACAAGTGACAATGCAGGTAACAATGTTGTTGTTCCTCCAAGTCATATGGTGTTACGTACAATGGCATTAAATGATCAGGTTGCATTTCCTTGGTTTGCACCAGCTGGTACAAGACGCGGTGGTGTTACAAATGCTACAGCGACAGGATATATTAACAGTGAAGGTGAATTTGTAAGTGTTGCTCTTAACGAAGGACAAAGAGATACACTGTATGCAAATAATGTTAATCCAATCACTTTCTTAACAGGAGCAGGACTTGTTGTATTTGGACAAAAAACTCGTGCAAGAAACGCAAGTGCATTGGATAGAATTAATGTTGCAAGACTTACAGTTTACTTACGTAGTCAGTTGAATCAACTTGCAAAACCATATTTGTTTGAACCAAATGATAAAATTACAAGAGACGAAATCAAACAACAAGTTGAAAGTCTAATGATTGAATTGGTTGGTTTAAGAGCTCTATTTGACTTCTTAGTAGTATGTGACGAAACAAACAACACACCTGCTAGAATTGATAGAAACGAACTATATGTTGACATAGCAGTAGAACCAGTGAAAGCAGTAGAATTCATATACATTCCACTACGTTTGAAAAATACTGGAGAAATAGCAGGCTTATAATCATTAAGTAGGGTGTTTTTAAAATGACATCCTACAATGATAAATACTTGTAGATAGGAGTAAATATATGGCAATCTCAACACTCACAAATATTACAGTTCCTTTGGCAAATGATACAAGTGCAAGCAATCAAGGCTTGCTTATGCCAAAGTTACAATATCGTTTTAGAATTACACTAGAAAATTTTGGTGTATCAAACGAAACACAAGAATTAACAAAACAAGTAATTGATGCTTCAAGACCTACAATTAGTTTTGAAAACCAAGAACTACACGTTTACAACAGTAAAGTAAACATTGCTGGTAAACATAGTTGGAACGAGGTTACAATCAACTTGCGTGACGATGTAAACGGAAATGTTTCAAAATTAGTTGGCGAACAGCTACAGAAGCAATTTGATTTCTTCGAACAAGCAAGTGCAGCATCAGGTATTGATTACAAATTTACATCACGTTTAGAAATACTAGATGGTGGCAATGGTGTAAACGCACCAAACGTATTAGAAACTTGGGAAATTTACGGAGCATATTTAACATCAGTAGATTATGGTTCAGTTGCTTATGCAAGTAGTGACCCAGTCACAGTTGCGCTTACAATAATGTATGACAACGCAATTCAAACTCCAGTTGGATCAGGTGTTGGATCAACTGTAGCAAGAAATGTAAGTTCACTTTCAACAGGTGGCGGCAGCTAATATATAAAATAGAGATTGCACAAAAAGGAGTCTTTACGGCTCCTTTTTTATTATATACGCACATATAAAAAGTGATAAATACGTTATGAGCAAGTTTAACGGTTTTTTTGATAATTTTTCAAGTGCATTAGGTAACCCTAAAGGCAACCTTGGTGATTATGCACACGCCAGTGCATTGTATGTAAGAAACAATTTACGTCTAACACCAAAATTCAAACATCTTTATCACGTTGTTTTTGATATCAATCCTATTGCTATATCTTCGCTTGGAAACTCAGCAAGTTTGCTTTTAAACAAAAAAGAATTTAATTTACTTGTATCTAGTGTTGATTTGCCAGGATATACTGTGGATACAGATGTAAAAAATCAATATAATAGAAAAAGAATTGTACAAACAAAAATAAACTATGATCCTATTTCTTTAAGATTCCACGATGACAATGCCGGACTTACAACTTTACTTTGGGAAAGTTATTTTAGATACTACTATCAAGATCCTAATTATGCACGTAGAGATGCTAGTGGACAACCTGATACTACTGTTCCGATAGCATATATTAACAATCCTGACAACATATACGGCGGCGATGTACGCAATAGTTATAGGTATGGATTTGATAGGACAAGACCAAATGCTCCTTTCTTTAACACAATAACAATTAATCAATTACACGGGTTAAGTGGCGAAAGTAATTTTACTAGTTATACACTTGTTAACCCTATCATTTCTAGTCATAGGCACGATAATTTAGATCAAACAACTGGTAACTTTACAACTAACGAATTACAAATAGTTTATGAATCTGTACTGTACGGCAGAGGAAAAACTTCTACAGATAATCCAGCAGGATTTGCTGATCCAAGCCATTATGATGTTTCGCCAAGTCCTTTATCAATTGAAGGCGGAGGAGTGACTAATATTTTTGGTGATGGAGGAATATTAAACGGAATTGCAAATGTTTTCACAGATATTGAAAACAAAAATATCAACATAGGAACAGTTCTAACAGGTATAAACACAATTAGGAACATCGACAATCTTTCAAATGCAGATTTAAATGCTGAAAAAGATGCTATTATAGACGGAGCACTTTTTGCTGTTGCTACAGCTGCTCTCAACGGATTAAACAATTATGCATTTAATCAAGGAAGCACTGCTACAACACAATCTCAACAAGTATTAGATGGCAACGATACTATATTCAATCAGTCAAGGTCAGACGCATTGAACTTATTAAATACAAATCAACAAGCAAGAGAAGATTTTGCATTTAACCAGTTTTTTAAAAATCAACAAACTGGTAATTTAAATGACAGAAAAGAAGTTTGGAATAATTTAAGTCAAAGCCAAAAAAATCAATTTTCACAAGCGGCTATTGATAACTTTGACAATATAAGGAATCAGCAATGACAAACACTGATGTAACAAGCACAATCAAAGATACCGATAGTTCTGCAGAAGTAAAAGAATTTTACAATAAGTATTTTACAAAACAAATTAATTTTACATCAAATCAAGTAGATAGTGTTGTAGGATTTTTTGAACGCAGAGGTTTTGGAAAAGAAAGTGCAGTTGCAGTTTCTACAGCTATTTTACAACAAGCAGAATTAGAAAAAACACCTGTGTATTCAATATTAGATACATTAAAAGGTTTAGACGAAGTTAAGATTAGTAAACTTGTAACTACTATACTTAATGTAAACAGAAGTAAATCAAGTGCATTAGGTTACAAAGTTGCTCCTGAAACACCAAGTAGAGAAGCTAGAAATATTATTCTGTAATGGCACGTTTTGCACAAGGAAAGTATGCACTAAAAAACCCTGACAAATATATAGGAGGCAGGTCACCTACATATAGAAGCAGTTGGGAATTTGCTTTTATGCGTATGTGTGATATGAATGAAAATGTATCTAAATGGGCAAGTGAAGCTGTAAAAATACCTTATAGAAATCCATTAAGCGGAAAATACACAATTTATGTTCCTGATTTTTTTATAGTATATGCAGACAAAACAGGCGCACAAAAAGTTGAATTAATTGAAATAAAACCTGCTAACCAAACACACGAAAGTAAATTAGGAAAAAGTCAAAATAATAGATTACATTATATAGTAAATCAAGCAAAATGGACAGCGGCAAGAGCATTTTGTAAACAAAAAGGAATGATGTTTAGAGTTATCAATGAATCAGATATTTTTCACCAAGGAAAACGTAGATAAATACTAGCATATAATGGAATAGTAAAATGACTAAAAAACTTGAAGATCTTTTAAATATTGCACCAGACGATATAAAAGAAGAAAATCAACAAAAAGCAGAAACTGCAATAGTTGAACAAGAAGATACTTTTAGAGACATTGCTGAATTTGATAAAATAGCAAGTGCATTACCAGCTGTCAAAGGCTTAGGAGATATGGCCGATACAGAATTAAATGAAGTTGCAAACAAAGCAATGACCGCTTATGATGATTTAATGGACTTAGGAATGAATGTTGAAAGTCGTTATAGTGGTAGAGTTTTTGAAGTTGCTGGTACAATGTTAAAAACAAGTTTAGATGCCAAAGTTGCTAAACTAGATAAAAAATTAAAAATGGTTGAGCTACAACTTAAAAAGCAAAAACAAGACCAAGCAAACGGTCCAACAGACGATATTGTTAATGGCGAAGGATATGTAATTACTGATAGAAATAGTCTACTAGAGCGCCTAAAAGGTCTTGATAAAGATAAATAGTATATAATAGGAAGTACAATTATGAAAAGTTTTACAGATTATCTAACAGAATCAAAAAGAGTTTATGCTTTTAAAGTAGGCATCGCAGGAGACTTACCAGAAAATTGCGAAGATGATATGGAAAGATGCTTGCAAAAATTTGGTGTAAGCAAAATGAGTGCAGGCAAAAAAACACCAATACAAGAACGTCCTTTAGATTTCCCCCAACTAGAAAACTGTGAAGTGCATTACTACGAAGTAGAATTGATGTATCCTACTACAAGTCAAATTTTACAAGAGTATATCGGTCATTGTTGTGGTGTAAATCAAGCACATATTATTGTACGTAATCCAAACGAACCACAAGAACTGTATCAGCAAGAAAAAGATGAAACACAATATGTTGCAAAACTGACACAAGAAGATATGGGTCAAGCCGAAGGCGATGCACAAGCAAATGTAGGACCTGGTAGAGTTATGGATTTATTAAAAGAATTAGAAACAGCCCGTAAAGAACGTTCTGCAGATTATGTTGGCGATGTGCCAGTTGGCGAAAGTAAAGATATTGGCGATTCACAAAATACAAAAAGCCCAATAGGAGCATAAAAATGGAAAAAGATATTTTATCAGAAAAACAATTAAACGAAGTAGCACCTCTAGTTGCTGCACTAGTAGGTGCATTAGTTGGTATGGGCTTAGAAAAAAATAAAGCAAAAAAAGCTGCACAACAGGCTGTTGCAAAAGCAGACGGAGCAGATGCTAATGCTAATGTAGATCCTGGTTTAGCAAAAGGTCAAACAGGTATAGCAGCACCAGATGCAAAACCTACTGCAACTCCTACTGCACCTCCTACAGGACGTTCATACAATGATGTAATGAAAATGGGTAGTAAAGGCCAGGGTGTAAAACGCTTACAAGTTAAGTTAGGTATGAGACAAGCAGATGGAATTTTTGGACCTGCTACAGCTAAAGCAGTAAAAACTTTCCAAAAAAATCAAGGATTAAAAGTAGATGGTATAGTAGGACCTAATACAAAAAAAGCAATAGAAAAATTAGCGAAAGCAGGAAGTTTTAAGGACCCAAATGCAATGAAAATAAGAACAGACTTTTCAGTAGACCACACAGGAAACCCAATTAAAGAAGAAATTACAGTTTCAGGTAGCGCAGAAGAATTAGCACGTATGATGCAACTTGCAGGTGCACCTGGAGCAAAAATGCTCGAGCCTATGGATATTAATCAACCTGAGCCAGAAATGGATAGTCCTTGCGGTGGCGGCAGTGAACCATCAATGGGTGATATGGTTTCAATGATGAGAGCAGAAGATGATGATCAAGGTGCAATGGGTGACGAATATGACGATGAACCAAGTGCGCCAGATGAAATGTATATTAATGATGTTTCAGCAAGTATTCCATCAGGCAATGATTTGCACAAAAGTAAAAAATCATATGCAAAAGCATCAGGCGGTGATAATCCAATGAATTTGGAATCAATTAAAGATCAACTTTATGCTGCGTTGACTGATAAAATGACAGAAGGTAGAGGTCGTGGACGTGGTAAAAAAATGAAAATGAAAGACGCTATTGATGTAAAAACAACCGAGGGCCGAGGTAAAGGTAAAGGCCGTGGCAGAGGAAAAGGTTGATTGGTCAGCATATTTTGATCACATAAAATCGGTTTGTCCTTGGGCATACGCAGCTTACAAAAAACAAGAAATAAAAATTACAGAATGGTCTGGTAAAGTTGATCAGCTAGAAAACTACCAGGCCATTGTTTATATTGTGCCTAACATTAATCGTAGACGATTAAAAAAACTTGCAAAAAAATTAGACACTAGTTTAGAATATGAATTTTTATGGAGTGAACCTACTAATGGTGATTATGCTTCTCCTGTACATATTTTGATACAGCAAAACAGAAGAAAGTTATTTGATGCTAGGTTCAACATAGGATATTACGACCATTTATTAGAGTAAATACAGTATGAGTAAAAGTTTAGATGGTGTATTAACCAAAAAAGCAAATCAACAAGAATCTTTTACAAACGAACAAGTAGAAGATTTAATGAAATGTATGGATCCTGAATTAGGCTATTTGTATTTTGCAAAACATTTTGCACATATACAACATCCTGTGCAAGGAAAATTGTTATTTGATCCTTATGATTATCAATTAGGTTTACTTGATTCTTATCATAGTTATAGATTCAATGTAAATATGATGCCAAGACAAACAGGAAAAACTACGTGTGCAAGCATTTACTTGTGTTGGTATGCTATGTTTAATTCAGATCAAACAATATTAATTGCTGCTCACAAATATACAGGTGCACAAGAAATTATGCAACGTATTAGATACGTTTATGAATTGTGTCCTGATCATATTAGAGCAGGTGTTACAAGTTATAACAAAGGTAGTATTGAGTTTGAAAATGGATCACGTATTATAAGTCAAACAACAACAGGAACTACTGGACGTGGTTTGTCTATATCACTACTATACTGTGACGAGTTTGCATTTGTGCAACCTAATATTGCAGAAGAATTTTGGACATCAATTTCACCTACACTTGCAACAGGTGGCCGTGCTATTATAACAAGCACTCCAAATTCAGACGAAGACACATTTGCAACTATATGGAAACAAGCAGAACAAAAGTTTGATGAATATGGAAATGAGAACGATGTTGGTATAAATGGCTTTCACTCATTTATGGCACATTGGAGTGAACATCCTGATAGAGATGATAAATGGAAAGTTGATGAAGTAGGACGTATTGGCGAAGAAATGTTTAGACGTGAATACGAATGTGAATTTTTAGTATTCGACGAAACATTAATTAACAGTTTGAAATTGGCTGTTATGGAGGGTGTAAATCCTACTATGAATATGGGGCAAGTGCGTTGGTATAAAACACCACGTGCAGATAAAAATTATGTTATTGCTCTTGACCCTGCAATGGGCACCGGAGGAGATAATGCAGCTATAGAAGTTTTAGAGCTTCCGACATATGAGCAAGTTGCAGAATGGCAACACAATGTTACAGCAATACCAGGTCAAATAAGAGTAATGCGTGATATTTGCAAATACATTTCTGATACTACAAACAGCGATGGTAGTAATATATATTGGAGTGTTGAAAATAATGGTATAGGTGAAGCGTGTTTGTTAGTGATACAAGATTTTGGCGAGGAAAACATTCCAGGATTGTTTATCAGTGAACCTATACGCAAAGGACACGTAAGAAAATTTAGGAAAGGATTTAACACTACACACGGTAGTAAAACTACAACTTGTGCAAGGCTAAAAACAATGATCGAAAACGATCAACTGGTAATAAAAAGCAAACCACTGATTACAGAACTCAAAGGTTTTATTGCAACAGGTAGTAGCTTTCAAGCAAAGCCAGGCAATAGTGATGATTTAGTAAGTGCTCTAATTTTAGCACTTAGAGTTATTAATGTTATGAAAGATTGGGACGCAAGTGTTTACAATACATTTTCGCAAGTGGATGCAAACGAAGATTACGAAATGCCAATGCCTATCTTTATAAGCAGTAATTAGATAAATAACAATGTATGATGAATTTAGACGTAATAGCAGAACAACTGTTTAATGCAGTAAAGTCACGTTATTCCAATTTAGTTATTGGAGACGAAAAAGGTGATGTGACTAATGTACCAAAAGAAGCAAGATTTTTTGACTTTGATTTTGGTTCAAAAGATAAACCAATTGGTAAAGTAAGTGTAAGTTTAGACGAGCAAAACGGAATTGTTATAATTTATAATGCAGATATGATAGACGAAAACTACGGATTAAATAAAAACGATTGGTTTGGATTTTTAAAAGATATGCGTCAATTCAGTAAAAAAAGATTATTAAAATTTGAAGTTAGAGATGTAACACGTTCAAATTTAGAAAAGAGAGATTACAAATTCTTAGCAACAAATCGCCCTGGAGATAATACAATGTCAGAATCAAAGATGTACGGAACTAATAAAACTAGTTTCCAAAAATTTGGAAGTGCAAAACTTTCTATAAAACACAATGGTACAATTGACGAAGGTGAAAGTAGAAACAAAAAAATTGGTTCTATTTTTATTGAAACTTCAGAAGGTGAAAAATTTAGATATCCTTACAAACATCTAAGCGGTGCTAGAGCATTAGCTACACACGTAAGTGAAGGTGGTCATATGTATGACGACTTTGGAAAATATATCACAGGGCTAAGTGAAGAATTATCAAAGCTAAGAAAATTTAATCAATATATTAATCGCAGTTCTGTTATGGCAGAAACGTTATCAAAATATTCAGGTAGTGTAAAAGAGCGTATGACTTTTATCAAAAAAGAAATAGCTAATTTACAAAAACCAAATTATTATAAAACAGCATTTGAATCGTATGAAGCACCTATGATGGAAGAAGTACCAAATGATGTTGCAGAAAATTGGATTGATCAACTTACTATTAAACAATTTAACGAAGAACTAAAAGATGTATTTCCATACATTTATAATTTAGTAAGCGAATCAACACTAGCAGAAGAAATTTCACCTGAAGATTTAATTGGAGAACAAGCCGATACTAATCATACAGTGAAGCCAGGCGAAACTATTGCTTCAATTGCACAGCAATATGCAGACCATTTTCCTAACGGTGTTGACGAAGGCATAGAAGAAATAATTGACGCTAACGGTATTGCCGATCCAAGAAAATTACAAATTGGACAACAATTAGTCATACCAAGAGTTGGAGCACCAGCAAAACAAATTGGTGCAAGTCCTGATAATCCAGGCTCAACACGAGGAATAGATCCAAGAGACAATTATAGTCCTGAAGATTTAAAAAGGCTTGTAAATCAACCTGGTTATAGTGAATCAATTGAAGAACAATTTGAACAAGCACTTGATTCATTATTAGGACAATTTTCAGAAGGCTATATGAGAGGCTATAGTAAATATCATTGTAAAGATTGCGGTTGTCAAATGCATAACTGTAAACCAGATTGCAACTGTAAGCACGATTCGCACGACGAAACAGGATCTTGGTGGAGAGATGCAAATGGTAACGGTGTTCCTGACATAATGGAAAACAAAACTCCAGGAGACAGCCACTACAACAAAGAACTTGCAATGAAGAAACTGGCTGATCTCGGCAATACCAATCCATCATATGGTGAACTAATGGATATGATCAAGAAGATAGAAATGGGCGAAAGTGAAAATGAAGGCAATGCATATGCACACGCAGTACGTAAGGCAAAAATGGCCGGTAAGAAAAAAGGCGACAAAGTAGATCATCCAGATTCAGATGAAGATGATATTACACTTGAAAAAGAAAAAACACCATTAGGCGAATTTATTCTAAGTTACTTTGATAAGGAACAAGGAACATTTCCAAAAGGTCCAACAGCCGTACTTACTATGGTAGAAAAAGAATACGGAGAACAATTTGTAAGGCCAGCACAAGAGTTCATAGAACGCATCGACGCAAAGGTCGCAGAGATAATGGGCTACGCAGAGGCTGAAAGTGAATTAGAAGTAAATCCAGAACTAGAAAGAATCTCATCGTTAGCCGGTTTAACTTAATCGGCTAACTATTTGAAAAAAAAGTCAAAAAAATAGTTGACAAGATAAATAAACTTGTGTAGTATTACTATTATGTGCTACACATTTAAGGCACATAGAACATAGGCAAATTTAAGGAGGCATAACTATGGCATCATTAGCAGAAATCCGAGCAAAGCTCAAAGAACAAGAAAATCGTACAAGCGGTGGAAACACAGGCGGTGGCGATAACGCAATTTACCCATTTTGGAATATGAAAGAAGGCGAGCAAGCAACTCTACGCTTTTTGCCTGATGGAGATGATTCAAACACTTTCTTTTGGAAAGAGCGTTTGATGATTAAACTTCCATTTGCGGGTGTAAAAGGTGAAACTGATTCACGCCCAGTACAAGTACAAGTTCCGTGTATGGAAATGTATGGCGAATCTTGCTCTATCTTACAAGAGGTTAGAGGTTGGTTCAAAGATCCAAGTCTTGAAGATATGGGTCGTAAGTATTGGAAAAAGCGTTCGTATATTTTTCAAGGCTTTGTTGTGGATGATCCACTTAAAGAAGATTCTCAGCCAGAGAATCCAATTAGACGTTTCATTATTGGACCGCAAATCTTCCAATTAATTAAAGCAGCTCTTATGGATCCAGATATGGAAGAGCTACCAACAGACTATACTGCTGGTGTAGACTTCCGTCTTGCTAAAGGTTCCAAAGGAGGTTATGCAGACTACGGTGCAAGTAACTGGGCACGTAGAGAGCGTCCACTAAGCGATAGTGAAATGGCGGCGGTTAACAATCACGGATTGTTTAATCTAAATGACTTTCTTCCTAAAAAGCCAGGAGAAGTTGAAGTAAAAGTTCTAACAGAAATGTTTGAAGCAAGTGTTGACGGTGAAGCATATGATCCTAATAAATGGAGTCAATATTTCCGTCCAGCAGGAATGCAAGCACGTACA